GGTGGCGGCGATGCTGCCGGCCACATGGCGCCCGTCCGCATCGAAGGCACCAGAAAACGCCGCACCGTCATAGACAGGCAAGCAGCGCGAGGCCAAGCAGTTCAGCTGCCGCGTCTTCATCGTGGTGGCACGTGCGGTTGCCTGGGTCACCGTGTGCACCGTGGTCTTGTTGCCAAATTCAGCCTTGTCGACCGGCGAGACGGCGTACACGTCCTGCCACTTTATCTCGTCAACGATGGTGCCCTTGAACGCATAGTCATATTGGCTCACGCGACGCATGCGCACCCTAGCCGGGCCGACCCACGCTGTGCGCCGCTCGATAGTCTCGGCGCGCTCGTCCTGCACCGCACCACTCAAGCTGCCCGAGACGACTTCCACCGTGCCTGTAGGCACCAAGGCGGCCGTCAGCTTCTCGATCTCGATAACAAACGACACCGTCGCTGCCGTCTTGCCACCATCGTCGCGGAACATGCCCGTCGGCGCCACCACATTGCACCAGACCTCGGTACGGTCCTTGCTCGGCAGCGTCACCCAGTCTGTATAGTCGCTAACATCGGCCAACTGAACGCGCACGCCACTAGCCGTGTAGCCTGCAGGCCAGGCCACCCCAAGCAACTCGATATAGCCGTCATCAACGATGCTGATCTCATAGCTGCCACTAAAATCACGTGGCGCCGCGAAGCTAGCGGTGGTCGATTCTTCGTCAACCACCGCCCCGGCCACGACCAGTGTCATTGCGTTAGGCTTTCCAGTCACAGTGCGCGGGCCGTTGTTGGAGACTGTTCCGCCCACCGTTACCACGTCGCCCACAGCGATAGCGGCAAAAAGCGCTGCGCCAGCTGAGTCGCGCAGCGTTTTCGTGGCGGCCACAAAACTTGCACTTCCCGAGGTCATCACCACTTTGGCCGCACCGGTGATTTTTACCACGTCGCCTACCGCCGCCACCGCATTGAAGTTTGGCTCCTTGTTCATTTGCGTCAGACGGTTGCCATGGCCAAACGTGTAGATACCAGATGCCGGCAGCTGCAGCTGGTTCAATGCTTTCAGTGTGATACCGTCGACCTCAATCGCGCGCCGCGTAGAAAGGATGCTGTCGATGATCGGATCACCAATCTGCAGTACCGGTTGCCCGCTGTTGGGCGAGGTGAATGGCGCGTAGAACGCCGCGCTGGCTCCCCGGATATCGGCGATCAACGTGTCGCCGTCCTGCACCTCATCAATGTCGTAGTAACCGCGCCCGACGCAGTAGTAACCGTATTCGAATTTGCGCTGGCCGATGTATTTGGTATAGGTCGGCATCATCAACGAGGGGATCGACAGCACCGTGCCATAGATATCCTCCACACGTTCGAGCAGACGAACTTTATTCTCACGCTGCCCAAGTGAATTATTCGGGCTCTGCTGCGTGCGATTGACGTTCCCCGGCATTACTGGTTTTGGCATGAGCACCATAGCGGCCACAGCCATGACAGCCGCGATCACATACGGTATCCAAGCAGCGGGAACGCCGGGCGACTGCAAAATCACATATTCGTCGCAATCATTAGCCAAGATCGCCTCAGTATCGTGGCTGATCTCGGTAGCGTTTGACGGTTCGCCAGCAAAGATTTGCACGGTCACGTGTGGCACGTCACCGTAATGGTCGAATAGCCAGTGTGCAAGGCTCTCAGCCTCGAACAGCAACGGTGCAACCGGTGCGAAAGGTGATTCAAACAAGCGGATGCGCGTCATGTCTTGGCCCAGTACTCGATGAGGGGATAGGCGTCGCCAATCACTGAAATCTCTTCATAGCGATTTCCGTCCGCCAAGCCATGCAGCACCCCACCCTCGTAAAAAACGCCACAGTGATGCAAGCCCATAGACTGGGACCTTCCCATTAGGACAATGCATAAGTCGCGTGGTGTGGCGATCTGAGCGAAGCCAGCCGGGGACTTATGCAGTGCGATGCGAAATGCACTGGCAATCGCCCTGATTGAACTATTGATGGTACGGTAATCGGTCACGGTCTCCTGCAGTTCGCTGGCATACACATCGGCCACCAGCTGCCAGCATGGCGGCGCATCGTACTGGCGCCCCAGGTAATCATTGACGTTCATAAAAATCCTCTCAGCATGGGAATTTCGCGCGGCACGTACAGCTCGCCGGTGCGGGTCACGTTCAGCCTTGGCGAGACGGCGCTGATGCCGGCCGCGCCCAGCATGTAGGTGATACTCTCGGCCTGCAGCACGGCAACCGCCTGCGGCTCGCTCAGGTCGTCGCTCAGGTACTCGCGGTACACCACGCGCACTTTTTCATTGGTGGCCAGCGGCACGCGATCCATCTCGGCCTGGAACTGGTCCTGCTCGGCCGCCTCGATCAGGCCCAAGCGAATATCGAATTTCTGATCGAGGTGGCCCTGGCTGCCGGCAAGCTTGGTCTCGATATTGCAGGGCAACATCGTCACGATGCTGCCGTCTTCAGTGGTCACCTGGCCTGCGTATGGCTCACGCCACAAGTAAAAAACCCGGCTCATGGCCGGGTGACTAATCTGTATCGTCTGGATAGGCCAGACTGCCTGCGGTGCCGATGCCAAGAAGCGCCGCAAGCGGCTCCCTATGTCTATACTCATCAGAAATCCAATACGTTGGTGTCGACATTAGCGAACTGGGCCAGGCGATCAAGCAGCCTGTTCGAGTCATCACCGTAGGTCGAGTAGACATCGATCAGCGCTGCAGCATCCACTGCAGTCATGTCGTAGACCTTGCTCTCGGCCTCAACGACAAAAGTGACCACCATGGCGATGCCACCAGTGCGCGTCGCCGAGTACGTCCCCGGCACGATATTGACGGCATGCGCCTCGGTACCGAAACCGCTATCGAGCGGCATATCGAAGGTGACTGCCCCCTTCAAAATAATATGGTGATAAAACGCCGTCCAGACGGAAAATTTCAACCTATCCAGAACCAGCGTGACGTTGAATTGTTGCGTGCCCCGGCCGTAATCCAAGGCATAGCGCGCGGCACCGCCTGAGACCTCGGTGCGCATCACGCCACCAGGTCCGCCGTGCGAATATGCGGCGACCGTGGGCGTCAATCCTGTTGGTAGTGTTGGCATCAGCCACGACTCCTTTGCGTATTGAAGTTTCGACCCATGCCACGGCTGACCTTGCTGTTCGGGTCGGCCATTTGCGCCGCCACTGAGCTGACGGCGTCCTCCACGATCAAGGTCCATTCATCCTCGGACACGCGCTGCGTTTCCTTGATGCGCAGCGGCGACCCGGTATTGACCACCGTCCATTTCACATCACCAGGGCTACCGCTGCCAAGCTTGTTATTCGGGATGATGGTGCCGTGCGACGAAGGCTGGAAAATCTCCGGCCCTTTTTCGCCAACGATAAAGGCGCCGCCACTCCAAACCGGACCACCTTTTTCGCGCATGCCGGCAATGGCCATACCAGCAACCATGCCCGCACTGGCATAGCCAGTCACACGGATCATCGTCGCCATGGGGATGCCGAAAATACCCAGCTGCGCGCCCGCCTTGGCAGCAGCCACTTCGGTATTGAGCAGGATCTCGGCCACAGCAATCGCCTTGCTGGCCAGGAACGCTGCCTTGCCCAATGCCGATTGTTCTTTGCCAGCCTGCTGCATCAGGCCATACAGCTGATCAGCCGCATTGCCGGCTGCGCCCAGCGACTGCATTTGATACGATGATTTCATTTCCAACATGGCCAGCTCGTGCCGCTCGTTTTCCTCCTCGATCAGCCGGTTCCCTTCCATCGTGTTTTCCAACTCAGCATCACGAAACGCCTGCAGGTCCTTCAGGCGGTTGGCGTACTGCTCGTTTTCCACCTGCTCGGGTGTGCGCAATGATTCCCCGATCTGCTGGGCTACCGACTGCGTCGCCGCCTTGTTGACCTGCGTCACTTGGTTCTTGCCGTCCTGACGATACTGCTCGATGCTTTCGTCGCTGATGCTGCCCTTCTCGCGCGCCTGCCGGATCTTCTCTTCAATATCGAGCTCGATGCGGCGCTGCGCCGTCAACTTGGCGCTCTCCAGGGTCGACTTGCCGTACAGCGTATTCTCGAACTGCATCTGGCCGATGGATTGGCTCTGCTGCAGGTTCCAGTCTTTCATCACCTGGTTGAGGTCACTTTGCGCCTTCGACAGCCCCAGCTTCAACATCGCCGCGTCCTGGTCGGCATCCTGCTGTGCCTTTGCCTTCTTCGCCTGCAGGCTGATGATGGCCTGCTGGTCGTCTTCGCGCTCCGACTCTTTGGACGTACGCGCCTGGTGCGCCCGCAGCGCCGCAATCTCGGCGTCATATGCCCTGAGCGTAATGGCCAGGCCGGATTCCAGCGCCTTTTGCTGGTAATCGTTGTAGGTATCGAGATCGATCAGGTCCTGGCTGCGCAGCTCAGCGATGTATTTATTGCCGAATTCCAGCGCGCTTTGCTGCTTGGCCAGTCCCTCTTCCAGATTTTTTAAGCGCATGTCGAGCAACTTCTTGGCGCGCGCAGTTGCTGCCTCCAGCTCCTTTTCACCGGCGTAGTTCAGGACACTCTGAGGTTCTTTAGTCTCCTGAACTGTAGGCTTAGCGCCCGGTTCTTTGCGCTTGGCAATCCGGCCAAGCACTGATTGCTCCATTAAATTGGCCGGCTTGTTCCACAGATCGTCCAGATCCTGATTGGCGGCCTCGACGATCTTGTTTCGCTCATCAAGGTCTTTCTGAAACTCATCCCAAGATGACTTGCCCTGGACGCCATTGATAATGACGCCATTAAGGTTAAGGTTTTTGGCGGCCGATGCAACTACCTTGATGTCCGAATAGACCGACTTGAAGCTGCCTGCTGCCGTCTGCAAAATGCGGGGTATTAAAACAGCTACGTCCACCACCCGCGTCAAGCCGACGGCAAGGTCATCACTCCATGTAGCAACGTCCACGCCATACAGATCCTCGGCACCCGATTTCAGGTCAGAAAATGCCTCGACAAAATCGATCATCGCCGGCAGTGCATCGCTCACAATCTGAGTGACAAGGGCCTGATGTTTCGTTCGCAAAAAACCTAACTGGTCTTGATAATTAGCAGCAGCTGCTGCTGCATCGGCGCTCACCCCTTTGAAGCGGCCCAGATGATCGCTCACGTCGTTCATATAGGGCAGCAGATCTGCGCCGGATTTACCGAGGGCATCATTGATCAACGCCACCTTGCCCGCACCGTCGCCGTAGCCCTGCAGGCGTTTCGATATCTCGATGAACGTGGCTGACGGATCCTGATTCTTCAGGTCCTTGGTCGACATACCAAGCGCTGTCAGCGCCTTTCGCACCTTGCTGCCTTCGTCGTCGACGCTCACCAGCCCTTTGGATAATTTCACCAGTGCGGCATCCACTGCGCCAAAGTCGGCGCCGGTGGCCGATGCTCACTGCCCCAGGCGCGACAGGTTCTCAACCGACGAGCCCGTTTTCTGCGCCATATCATCGAGATTGGCCAAGGCGTCGATCGCCTCATTGGCCATCCCCACCAGCGCATCCACCGACAGCGCTACACCGACAGCAGCCAGCGCACCGACAACCAAGCTAGCAGCGCCCTGCATACCCTCCATGGCCGATCCAGTATCCTGCCTGACCTGAGCCATGTTGGCCTGGAAGCGGGCGATATTTGCTTCCAGCACGACGACAAGAGAACCGATATTCGCCATAAAATATTGCCTCTATACAAACTGTTATTATTGAGAAATTTGACACAGACATGAAGCAATGAAACACGTATGAAATCAACTAAATTACTTATTCTTCTAATATTTTTATTGACAGAGATTCCGGCGCTTGCAGGCCCGATTAACGATGCCTTTTCAACGTCCGTAATAGGCGTCCCATGGGGCTCCAATCAAGAGCAAATAGAAGCCGCCCTACCAAATGCGAAGATCCAAGAAATCAACGGGTACAGGTATCTCGAAGTCGTTGATGGACGCAAGGTGTTCGGCCTAGAACGAAACGAAAAAAACAGGTTCTTATTTTCGCTAGACAGCGATGGGCAATTTTCTGAACTGCAAATAGAGTTCCCATTAATCACCAGCGTAGATTTCGGCGAACGTATCGCCAAACTCAAAACCCTTTTCGGAGACTTCATTGGACCAAGAGACATTCCAGGCGGCCTTTCGTATGAATGGCCAAGCGAGGACGGCATCAAGTTGACTGTACGTGGCCAATTCGGCATATTTGGCATGGGAGGCCGCACTTATGTCATAGTCAATAAACAGCTGGACAAGCCCCGACTGAACAAGGCAGAGCTAGGGCTGTGACTTAAGTGGGCCGCTTGCCAAAAAGCGCAGCCCGCATCAGTTGTCCATGCGCCACTGGATCGGCCAGCAAGACAGGCTCGACCTCTTCCCGCGCACCGCCAACGTCGCGCCAGTGAATGAAATCCGTCGACGAGTAAGGCTCCGGCCTTTCCTTGCTGCTACGGTTGATATTGGCCAGTAAGGCGCTGGCCACCCCGTGCCGCTGATCGGCGACCAGGTCGCCAAACGGCTCCAGCTCGTAGTAGGCCATCCACTCGGTGAATTCTGCTGAAGATATCTCCAGCTGGGCCTGACGCACCGACTTGCCTAGCTCTTTGGCGAGCCGGAACCAGAATCGCCGCTCTGGTCGCTCTCGGAGTTTTTTGCAGCATCTGGGCCGGACTTGGCACCCAGGCCGTTCAA